GGTGAGGATCCCGTTTGCAAGGTTGGTTATAACCTCAACACCTGTTGAAAGAAGCCCCGGCAATGACGCGGTTATCCCGTCAAGCATTGGCTGCAGCATCTGAGTGCCCGTATCAAGTAAACTTGAAGCATTGGATGAAATAGCATCAGCCAGCTTCATTATTATTTCAGGCGCTCTTTCCATAAAGATCCCGCCTGCGGCTATCACGCCATCAAGTAAACCGCTTATGAGCGATTCTCCGGCGCTTAACATTCCGTCCGCGTTATCCAGTGAGCTTTCAATCAGGCTTAATACCGCATCCATTGCAGCAGGGATAACATTCGGGGCATTTTGCGCGATCGCATCCGTAAAGGTGGTTATAAAAGCCAGCCCCTGAGAAATAATGCCGTCTGAGTTATCGGATAGAAAGTTTAATCCGCTGGTTATTCCCTGAAAGGCTGTATTCAGCGCACCTTTTAATCCGTTTCTTAATATGGTGGATACTGCGCTCCAATTCCCCGCTGATATAGCCGTTGTGAGACTTTGTAAAATACTCCCCCCGCCTTGCACTATATCCCTGAATCCGGGCATTACCTTTTCAGATATGGCGATCTGGACACCTTCAAGCGCGGATTTCATCAATGTTATATCGCCCTCAAGGTTATCCAGCTGAGTATCAGCCATTTGCTGAGCCGCGCCCGTGGTATTATCAAAGGCGGTTTGTAATGTCTCTAAGTCTGTTCCCATAGCGGTCAAAATTTCGCTTGTGGATGCGCCCGTGGATGAGAATTCTCTCAGATACGATACAAATTCCTCTGCACTTCCGCCCGATACATCGAGCGAGTCGCTTATATCTTGTGCTGATATACCAAACTTAGATAAATCCCCTTCCATATCAGAGAGAGATAAACCTACATTCCCTAATTCTTCGCTCAGGCTTTCGCTTGAATACCAAGCGCCCTCTATGGCAAGGCTTAATTCCTGAAAACGCTCTGATGTCGTACCGACTAATGCTTGAATAGATGCAAGGTCCGTCTTGTTAAACATTGCGGTAAACATATCAGTCTTTTCCTGATCTGTCATACCTTCCATTGCTTTATTCAAATCCTGAAAGATATTCGGGAGCCGCCTTAATTGTCCTTCTGAATCATAAGCCGATACTCCCAACTTCTCCCAAGCTTTAGCGGCCGCGTCTGTAGTGGGATTCATTGCAAGCATTATATTTCTTAGATGTGTGCCTGCTTCAGATCCTTTTATACCGTTATCGGCAAGTACACCGAGAACGGTTGACAATTCTTCAGTTCCACCGCTTACACTTCGGGCATTCGCTCCAATCTTCAGGAAAGCATCCCCCAACTGTGCAACGCTGGTATTACTCTTTGATGATGTCTTTGCCATCTGGTCAACCATCGCTGACGTTTCTTCAAGAGAAAGTCCGAGGGCTGTCTGTGCGTCTGTCACCATATCGGAAGCCGTGGCAAGCTCTATGCCGCCCGCCGCGGCAAGGTTTAAGACATTAGGGAGCATATTCATAGATGTTTCCGCATCATATCCCGCTAAAGCCATATAATTTAAGGCTTCAGCGGCTTCAGTCGCGGAAAATGCGGTTGACGCGCCCATTTCTTTGGCAAAATCCCGCAAATCCTTTATTTGGTCTACGGTTGTGCCCATAGTAGCCGCCACCTGAGACATTGCAGAGTCAAAATTCATTCCTGTTGTTATGGCATCAGTCACCATTTTCCCTATACCGGCAGCAGCTATCACGCCACCGAGGGCCTTTATAAGTGATCCGCCGAGAGATGATCCGGCTGCCTGTCCGGCTGCGGCTGCTTCCCCGCCTATCAGCCCCGATATAGCGCCACTAATACCCTGCGCTGACGGTACTATCTGAACATATGCACTTCCAAGCTGTGCGCCTTTTTCACTCATAATCTATCCCATTCTTTCAGGAAATCATCGCCCGTTTTGAATCTCCTGGCTGTGTTTTCGTCTGTCTTTATCTCAGTAAGCAGTTTAACCATTGATTTCGGCTTATTCCGTCCGTGCGCCGCATCTTTGGTCTTTGCATAAACATTTAGCCCGGTTGCGTCTGCAATTCGGGCTAGTAACAGGGTATTCATATCTGTATTCACGCCGCATAATTTCATCTTTATGCGGCTGGTATCACGGAGACCTATGGCCAAGGTCGCAATATACAAGGGAGAGAATTTATAAATATCGTGTATTCCATAAGTCTCCGCAAAATCGCATATTAAAGCATCCTCATCCAGCGCGATCAGTCCGGCGAGGGTTTGGATTTTTTTACCTTTTCGCCAGCAATGGTTACAATTTCGTTAAACTCTTTAACCAGTTTCGTTGTGTCGGCGTAACCGTCCCCATCGGAAATATGCTCTATCAGCCTTTGCTCTTCTTTTCCGAGTACCAGTGATACAACGGAGGTGATACCGTCAATAATGAGGGCATCCTTTCCGCTCTGCACCTTCTTCATACTCTGGATATAGCGCCAGTCATTAAAGCATCTTTCATTGATATTGCACTCAAATCCGCTTGAAGTCTTGATCTTCATTCAAATCCCCCATCAGCCGCCAATAGGCATTGTCGAACCGCTCGCCGCCGTTCTCTTTGTGTATTCATAATGTGTTTTCCCTGACGCATCAGCTGCACAAGAAAGCTTGATATCATATCCGACCGCATCATTATCCACATAAGCGATTTCCCCTACTTCCGCAATGGTAGCTGAAGGAATAACAACGCGATGCTTTGTGTTGTTTCTCATTATCATATCAATGATAATTGAGCTATCTTCCTGTGAGTATCCGTTGACACCTACGGCTATGCCGTCTGCCAGAGATCCGGAAACGTTACTGCTTCCATAAATAAACTTCTTTACATCCTCATTAAGAGCCTCAATGAGCTTAAACTGGAACTTATCATCGGTGCTGGATGATGTTGTGAGTACGGTCTGGCCGCCCCACGCCTTTATGTTTTCAGAGTCCATCTCTCCGCTGTTGGTTATGCCATCCTCAGAGCAGAATCCGAGACACTTCCAGACGGTTGTATCTATTACTGTATCTGTAGATGTGGGAAGCGTTGTCCCAACAGGTGCGCGGTAAATCGCCCCGGTAGGATTCGGCTTTCCGGCTGTTACGTTACTAACTTCATTCATCGTCATTACCTCCTTAGTAATGTGCTATCTCAAAAAGCGCCTGATATCTGGGGCTTTTTGTAAATTCATCCGTATTATTACTGGCACTGTTAAGTGTTACTTTTATCACATCATCCTCATTAACCATCTGATAAATGAGGGCTTGCTGTATCAATTCGCAGTTTTGCGCGGCATCTAATAAGAACGGGGCATAAGACTTTACCGCTATGATGCTGTGGTATATATGCTCATTCAATGTGCCGCCTATCCGCTCCACAATAGCGAGGGTGTCCGGCGGATTCTCCGGCATTTCCGTAAAAGCAGGGATGCCGGTACAATTCTCTATGCAATTTAGTATTGTAGCTTCAATCATCCGTACACCGCCTTAATAATGCTGTTGCTTTCGCTGTTTTCCTTCCGGGCTTTGTATGTCACGGCTCTTACGCTGGCATTGACACGGGTCTTTCCGGTATAGGTCGTTACTTCATAACCATCACCGAGCTTTGCAGCCGCCGCGTCCGCGTATGATTTACATATATTTTTCATTTCTTCACTTTTTAAGAGCGCCCCGACACCTTCATAATTCAATTCAAATACCTTATTGCTCATTAAAACTCTCCACTTTGACCTGTTTATTCCAAGGAAATCCGGCTCCCATAAAGCCATCTGTAAATTGCGTTGGTATTCCGATAGTCCGCCATTTACGCCCGTAAAAATCCACTCTGGCATTTGTCCAATCGTGATCATCACCGGCGGGGAGAGAAAGCACATAGGATATTGTTTTCCCGGACAGATTGACCTCACTCAATACATCCTCAGATTTAGGCTTTCCTATTACTATCCCGTCAATAGTAACGGGCACCTCTGTAAATCTTTCCCGGTTGAATTGATCTTTTCCGGCTGGCGTTTTCTCATATAAAATTACCGATTCGCACGGGATCCTATTCAACATATAAATTCACCGCCCTTGATATCTGATGATGTAAGCCTAAGAGCTTCAGCTCTGAATTTTTAATAAACAGACCGCCGCCCGGTGTCAGATACGTTCCGGAAACGCTATACCCGTTTACCGCAAGGCTTGACTGTGAGAGCGCGGGGCTGTCATCCGTACTGGATATCATTTCGCGCTTTACCACGTCACATATGACCGCGGTGTATAAATCCGCTCTTTCCGGGGGATTCTCCAGCATTTCATCAAGATCATATCCCCTGTCGTGCGCGTATACGTGCAGATAATTCTCCGCATCAGAGATAAACACCGCCGCCTTGTCTATTTCTTCAGTTGTGAGAGGTTTCCACCTTGCTATAAGGTCATCAACGGATACTGTCATTTCTTTGCTGTCCTTTTTCTCGTCTTTTTGGGCTTCTCTTCAACCTGTAAAGGCTTTTCGGTAAAAGAGCCGGGTGATACTTTCACCCAGCCCTTTCCATTGCACTCACAGGAGCTTGAAAATTCAAAGCCCGTTTCAATATTTCTGTAAGTGTTCATTTATCATCCTCCAATAGGAGCTACGGATCCGCCATTCTGAGAGGGTATGATCCTCGCAAAAGCCGCCGCGTCAAAGATAGCCCATCCGAGATAAGCTTCACCTCTGAGATATATCTGGTTATATCCCTTCAGGTCGTTGCCGCTGTTATCAGGATCACCGTACTCGATAACCTCAAGGCTTATATCCTTGCCGTAACCCCACTTAAACATATTAGCGAAATCACCAACAATACCCTGATCCACGGTTGCAGCGGTAGCTTCTGAGGTTGCCTTAACAGGCTGTGAAACAGTTTTATTGATTGCAAGCGCCTGACCGCCAAGACTTTCGGGCTGTCCACCGAAAGCAAAATCAGGATAAAGCTTCTCTCCGGTTGTCCTTGCCATTGCTGCAAGCTCTGCCCTGACGGTGGGAGAAATAGCCATTCCGGTAACATCTCCATCCACACCCTCTACCAGCGCGATGGCGCTCTCAATAGATGCGTCAGGATGTGAAGCGTCCAAAACAACAGTATTTGTGACCAGAGT